GTCTGTGCTTGTAGGATAGATAGATGTATTGTTGCCCCAGCTCTTCCAACCGTTGTCATTGATGGCTGTCACGATGCCGAAACTATTTACGAGAGCCGCCTGATTGTTATCAAGGACAACCTCTGTACCATCAGCAAGAACTGCTGCAGATACGTTTACAAGCTCATTTGATGGTGATTTGTAAGGTACATCACCATGAGCCGCATCTGTTGTCGCCGTCATTGCCGCCCAGATTGCTGAGTAGTAATATGTCACCTCGCCGAGTCTAAGCTTCGGCCAGCAAAGGATGCAATGCTCATCAGATATTGCCATGTTTTCCTTGAGTACCTTAAGCGCTGTATAAACTGTTGCGCCTGCCGAACTGCTGTCCATGTCGATAACACACTCGCACGTAAAGAGGCCGTTGAGCTCTTCGCACTTTGATCTCATGACTGCAGCCACAGAAACATTGTGAGACCAGCCAGGAGCGAGGATAAGACCAGGCACGAGTCCGAGCTTTGGATATATCTGTCGGATAACTTCGAGACCTTTCTCTTCTCCAGTATTAACATTGACGCCGCCTACGATAGTCTGTGCTGTTACAAGTGAAGGATCAAGCTGATCTGCTGTCACTTTGACTGCAGTAACGCCTGCCTTGAGCACTGTGATATCAAGATATCCGTCATCGTCAAAAGTAAGAGTATAGTCTGTATCTTTTACAAGCACATCCTCGCCGCTCTTTACTTCTACAGATGCCTGAAGAATACCTGCCTCTGAAATCTTTACAGCTCCGCTTACGACATTGAGTGGATCCTCGCCGGATGAGTATGCCTTCTTGTGTGTTCTTGGATCAAGCACATTTACAAAAATAACAGGTGCTACTGCGAAGACTCTGAATGATGCATCCATTGCCTGGCAGAGTGTGTACTTTTCGTAGTCCGCACTATATCCGAGCTGTTTCACTGCCTCAGCAAAGGTATAAGCGATAACAGGAACGTTTGTTACTGCCATCGGGTCCTCTGCAAGGTTTACCGGAGCAGTACCAAATACCACCTGCAGTCCTGCAGTGCCATTCACTGGTACTGTCAGCTGTGTATCGACTTCTTCTGTCGAAATTCGATGATTATAAACAGCCATTGTCTGCCTCCTTATTCATAGGTTTTGCTGATGAGGTCAAATACATGAGACCTCGCCGTTGTGTTATCTCTGAGTTCCTTTTTTGCTTGAGGAAGCTCTCTTATGGATACAAGGAGAAGACTGATAGCCGGTGTCTTTTCCAGGTACTCCAGTAATTTAGGTGTGTAACCGTCTGTATAAACTGTTCCGGTTGCCACTCCGCTGATCGTGGGTCCGATGTACATTTTGGTTTCGTCTTCCCATGATTCAGTTCTGTTTATTGATTTATCTTCTCTCATATGAATTCTGCTCCGCTTTCCCTCTGTACTCCTTTGAACTTGAAAGTCATCGACATTGCTCCAAAGAAATATGGAAAAGTATCTTCGTCCTGTGTTGCAAATTCAAAATCATTCAGGCACTCATACTGCATTTCAAGCAGTGAATCCCCGGCAAACCGGGTGTATATCTTCCAGATGAGATTGAGCACGTCTTCATGTCCTTGGTTGTCAGTGTTATCATCAAAAATACCGAACTCTATCGATGTGACCACATTCGGATCCGCATTGATGCCGTCGATCTTGCCTTTTTCAACCCGAACAATGCACCATGGGCACTTGAATACAGCCTCTTCAGCATCAGTTTCGACATAGTCAATCGTCTCATCATCGCGTTCTGCCGGAGAATGCTCCGGAATCGGAAGTCCCTGACCGTATATCTGTAGTTTTTTTCTTTTCTCTTTCCCCGGTTGCTTAAAAGTCATTCCGTCGGTAATCTTTTCAATCTCCGATATCAGAGCTTTCTGGAGCAGGATAAGAGATCCGCCTCTGACATTTTCTTTCACTACTTACCTCCAAGCGCCTTTGCAAGTGCTGCTTCCATCTGTTCGTTTAGCTTTTCCGAGAGCTTTGGTTCTACTTCCGGATAGACTTTCTCGTTTCTTACCATTGCACGATCTGTCGAACCTAAGATTTGTTTAAGCTTAGATCTCCCATTGGAAGTCATGCCACCTGCTCGGACAAATACACCTGTCCTGCCGCTTCCCATCGTTGCGATAAACCCGCTCTTATAGGAATTCATGTTGCCGCTCCTGAACTGCGAAGTCCTGAGGTTATACTTTTTTTGCTTTCCTACCATGCGGTAAGAACTGCCTATCTTCTGCCTGTGACGTCCCTGCTTAAGGAATCTCGTAGGTGTCGCTTTTGGAGACACCCTAAACTTCATGATGGAAGGCACTCTCGACTGCTGTCCGAAAATGACCTCAGCTCCAAGATTTGAAGTCGTAGCCTTTCTAATTGTCGCCCTTCCGCTTATGCCGTTCGACTGTGGTCCTGCATATACAGATTTGGCTTTTGCTGAAAGTTCTTTCTTCGCAACCTTTGCAGTTTCGTTGATTGCTTTTTTGAAAACGGCTTCTTCTGATGCATTTTCAACATTCCTGAGCGCATTTATTACGCGGTTGACCGCTTTCGGGTCAATTTTGAAATCAACATTCATGAAGTGATCACCTCCAGAGTGATCGAGTAGACTGCACCCTCTTCGACGGCATCTTCAACTCTGTACTTCTTACCGTCAAATTCAAGTGTCCTGCCTACTGCCGGGAGCTTGCCAAAGTCCGACCTTGCGACATAAAAGAGCAGCTGACGCTTAAATACTCCATCTGTATACTCTCTGAGGCTCTTTTTTTCACGCTCGATGATTTCCATATTGTCGACAATACAGCAGAGCTGTCTACCGTCGACTGTATGCATCTCTCCAAACTCAGCCGGATTGAGGAATACAGTTTTTATATCATTAAACAGTTGCTCCTTGAATCCTATCATTTTCTCTTCCTCGCTTCACTTCTTGGAACGATTCCCACGAGGTTCTCGTCAGTCTCGGTATTGCTCACTGCCTTTCCCGGAAGACCTGCCTTGTCTGCGGCACGTACTGCCTTAACTTTCTTTTCTTCTTTGCCATCAGATTCGTATGCAGCACCACTCTCAAGCCAGAGGCTTTTCATGGCTGTATCTTCCGGAAGCACATCGCCCGGAAGATACCTGTGATTGTCAAAGAAGATTTCAGACTTAGCCCTGAGCATCATCCGATCTTTACAGTGATGACTTCATCGGTTGCGACTGCTGCAGCTGCTGCATAACCGGCTGCTGTATTGCCTGATGAAGTATTTGTGATCTTTTTGTTTTCAGCGTCCCAGTAAACGGCATCGCCCTGTGCGATGGCAGTTGATGTTGAAAGTGGAAACTCGAACACACCTTCAACCTCGATCGAACCTACTGCGCCGGGAGCGATATCATCGCCGATAACGCCAATCCTAGAGCCGATGACTCTTACTTCACCGGCTTCGATTACTTTATCCCCTGAGTTAATAAAATCAAGGGCTTCGCCTCTGTGCTTATATGTTGTAAGCATATTCACGCCTCCTTTTTATCAAACGCCTGCATTCTTTGAAATGCCGCGGAAGTCCTTAACAGCAACATCAGCGTCAAGGTAAATATCCCAAACAAAGCCAAGCACGCCCGGAGTCTCCATTCTTCTGATGGTAGGTACTTCCCTGCCGTTGAGGTAGTTGACTCCGATAGAAGGAGCTGATGAAGCCTCGGCTGTCAGGAACCATGGAATAGGATTGTTTCCTGCAAGAGCGTTGATCATAGGTGATTCAATGACATCAAGCTTATAAGGAAGATTTGCAAGTGGGTTCACATCGTTATTGTTTGTACCCGGAAGATTTACGGAATGAAGGAGCTGATAGAAATCAAATCCATATCCGACACCGGTTACAATGTGTCTCGGTGTAACGTAAATAGGCTCGCCAAACTGATCTGTCTGAAGCATCATAAGGTTGATCATTGCCTTGAGTGAATCTGCTGACGGTTTTGCAGGTGTCGCAAGATTCTTATGCTTTGCATGGAAAAGAGCAACGCCGTCGAAGATATTGCCGTTGTCCATGATTTTCTTATAAACGAGCTTGTCGATTGTCTTCTTTGCCTTCACAGCATAAAGGCCAGGAATTTTTGTCACGATGCCAATATCGTCATTGATGAATGCCTGACGTGTCATCGTAAACTCCCGACCATAAGTCTTCAGCCTTGAAGTTGGCAGGAGCTCTGTCTTTGGAACTGCATTCTTCAGTTCTCCGTTCTCCGGAACTTCCTCAAGGTCTCCGATAGAATTCATTACATAATCGTGCTCGCGATCCTCTTTGAAATCACTCTTTGAGCCCTTCTGTGTCCAGAGTTGGAAAGTAGTTCCTGAAGCGTTGTACATCTCTACGATTGACTTTCTTACAGCTGTATCAAGGATAGCCGGAAAAGCCGCTGTAGGATTGAATGCCTGTCTTGTCAACTCATTGAATACCTCGTCTGCGGACATCGAACGAACCCTTCCGGAATCCATTCCTTCTCTGATGAGACATTCCTGTCCAAGATCTTTCAGCGAGAGATTTCTTGCCTTATCTGCACCATCCGCAGGCTTTTCGATGCTGACGCCACCTCTGAGCGCAAGGCCATCAGCAGCCATGTCTCTGAATTTGTCACCTTCATCAACTGTAACTTTGGCGTTAAGCGGAGCATTCTTTTTCTTTAGTTCCTCAAGAACTGCCGCTCTTGCCTCATCTACTGACGAGCCGTTGTTGATATAGCTTGTCGGATCCATTCCGAAACTTCTGCAGAGCTCTGTAATCTCTGCACTTCTCTGTCTCTCAGCTTCGACAGCCCTCTGAGCTATTGAAGCGGCATCTTCTGGTTCGACGCTTCTCTGCGCCGGACTTGGTTCAGGATCTTCATCCATAGCATCAAGCTGTCTCTGAATCTCGTCAAATTCAGCCTGCTCTTCTGGAGTAAGGTCTCTTGACTCTGCTTTTGCAGCATCAAGAATAGCCTGCTGTTTTAACAGTAATTCTGCTCTTTTCATTTACGCTTTCCTCCGTTTGAAATATTTTGGTTATATTGAAGCTGCCGGCTGAAATAA